TAACAGTATACCTCCCCGGCTGGACTGATAGACCAGCCGCGTCGGCATTCACTATAGATGGCCATGTGGCTCTGATTATCCCATTCTGAGGATAGTCAGTCACTACTGTCGTCGGCAAATCCCACTTCCCTCTTAGCCTTGTCAGACATGACCTTCATATGCTCTACAACCCAAGGAGGAGCCTTCTTGATCTCCGTTCCTCCTTCGTCATATAGCTTGCCGCCTTGTAGAAATACTGGAGGATCATCACCATTACGAAGTCTGACGTAAGGGTTCATCCTGGTGAGTATATTCCTGCCAGTGCGCTTGTCTGTGCGGTATTCGTGTGGCCTTAGAGATAGTGTCATGCGCTTGCAACCATGTTAGTGTTGTTTGCAGGATTTTCATTCACTTCATTGACTTCCAATCCGCAGAGGGCGACGCCGCTGGTATTGGCTGTTATCAGCTCCAGAGCCAACTCCTGACCAGGTAAAACCTTTACAGGGTCAATGCGCTTATACATCATCTTACCCACTGCCAAAGCTGCAGTAGAGAAGGTGATAGTAGCGATAGCCACTTCCCCAGATGTTACAGCTGGAGCAGTCCGATGATTGACCTCTAGAACTGCAACAGCACCTGAGCCAACAGTAGTGACAAGAATAAAGAAACCTGTCACCTCCCAAGGCTGCATACCAGGGTGAAGAACCGCCTTGACAGCAGGAGTCTGAAGGGGCACTAGCCTTTCGCCAGTGGCAATCAAAAATGGGACTTCTCTCTTACCGTGAGTGTATGCCATTGTGGCCTCCTTACGCCGAACTGACGTGGACGATCTTAGCCTCGCCTGCGTTGCCAGTGTTCCAGATAACGTCAAAGGCAACAATGCCATACCAGGCAACGGCCTTAGACCGTCCGAAGTCGTCAGGAATTGCAGCGCGGAGTTCAGGCGTCATTGCCTCAGCCATGGCCACAGCATCCTCGCCGAAGACTACACCTTCGCCGAGAACAGAAGATGTACCGATGTTTCCAAACGCATTAGCGTGGTTAGTCTCAATAAAGCGAGTACCCTCGATACGACCAACTTCGCCATTGTACTTCGCCTGAGGGTCAGTGTATTGGTGCCACTGCTCCCATGCATCATCACGCTTAATGCCGCGGAGACCACGGGTGCGGAAGATGCCAATGTAGTCACCACCTTCTACAGGAGCTGCGTGCAGCGTATCGAAGAGGTAGTCCCTGATCTCCTCCACATGGAAGAAGTTCATGTTAGCGAGAGCTGCCGTAGCAGGAGTACCATTAACTGCGATATTGTTGCTCGCAGCACCTGTTGGTACATACTTTATAGAGCCATTCTTGAACGCGGTAGCTGCTAGTGTATCTAGAGACAAACGCATCTGATCGCGGAGCTTACGCTGGATAGGATTTTCAAGGTCGTACTTCGAGAGGTCCAGTGCCAGAGATGTGTAAGGTACAGCTCGCCCAATCTCCGACACAGTGATGGACTGGGTGGATAGTTCGAATTCGTCCTCAGGAATACGAACTCCCTCTTCCAATGCTGGAGATGTAGGCTCCGTAATGTTACGAACGCGGGTTAGAGTGACTGTCTCACCACTATTCCGCCCGAACCCCTCAACAGGCCTAACATGATCCATGCAGACGCTATTCTCCACCGCTGCTTCGTAGAGGCGAGAAGAGAGTGCATGGGACTTGTAAGTCGCCGAAGGGCCATCAAAAGTCCAAGTGAACTGTGCCATATAGGCCTCCTCAGGCCGCGTGACCCCGACGCTTATTGCGGCGGGCTTTGATAAGGTCGGACAACGTCACTACTTTATCCTCTTCCAGTTTAGGCGGAGTAGGAGTAGGAGGTCTAGCCCCTTCGGTGTGAGGACGCTTCCGCGGTTCTTTTGCATACCTTGCAATTCGATCCCGCGTCAAGTCCGCGAGGCGGGTTATGGCCTCCGAAACCGGCAGACCACCAAGAGAGGACATATTGCCCTGTAGAGTGGCCTTTACAAGATCATCGTCGGGTCGGAGATCTGCATGGGCAGCATAGAAGTCATTCCAGAACTGTCTTTCCCCTTGGTCCTTGTTGTAGGAGGTCTTCATCTCCTTTGATACGCGGGAGACAATGCGATCCTCTATGCCTTTCAGAGTCTCAGTGGGGTTCTGAAATAGCTTGCTATCCATGTCCTCATAGAAGTCGTCTGGAGCATCAGGCTCCTTCGGCGGTGCCCTCACTGCCGCGAGGTCCTGCCGGAGGCCATCCATACTTCTGCGAAGCTCTGCATTCTCTTGACGGAGAGCATCCAGAGGGTCAGGCTCTGTGATAGGGGGATTATCTTCATCTTCTTCTCCATTAGGATCAGGCGGAATATAGGGATCACCATCTTCAGGAAACCCCTCCATTCCATCTTTTGACTTAGGCTTTGGCATTTTCTTTCTCCATTGCTATAGATCCTCGACGTTCCGTCGACTGTAGGGAGTCTATAAGACTTCGCAGTGCTGATATCTCCGCTACCTTGCCCACCAGATCGTCGTGCGTATATGAGCCACTGCGATATATAGCGACCATGAGGGTTACTTTGTCATCGATATAGCCGTTAATCCACGGCTCGACCACGCCACGCACTAGCGTAGCCTCACGACCGTCCTCTATGCGCTCTGCATTCCTGTATGGATCAGCCATAATCCTTCACAGAGCCATTTATGCTTACACTGGAGGGCATCCAGAGATGCTTAGAGCGCTTGCTAGCCTCGAGATCCTGTATGCGTTCATGCTGAAGAGCGACTACCTCCAATAGACACCATAAAGCCTTCTCGTGGAATGCTTGCCTACTAGCCAGGTTGTCAATAGGAATACGGCCCTTATTCTGATATATCCATACAGCGAGATCGGCCATACGCCTTTCCAGCATACGGTTTCCTGTATTGCTGGCAGCATTGACCAGTGCCTCTACGAGTACAGCTTCCTTGGTTGCCATCACTTGTCCCTAGATGCCGCATTGGCTGATGGGGATACTGGCTTCATGCTGACCTTAGTGCCAGAGATGACATTCTTGGCATTCTTAGACAGATCTTTGCCATCCGAAGTACTCTTCGGTCCAGCTCCACCGTGTATCTTGCCCTTGTAGTTAGGGCCATATCCTACACCTTTCGGCATGTTAGTATCTCCTCTTCTTCTTACGTTTGCGCTTCTTCACCATTGTGACACCTATCCGTTGGGAACCATGCCTGATACGGGATTGGCCCCTTGGTTTATCTGAGCAGGTACACCGGAGCCACCGCCTACAGGGGCGCCTTCTGCGCCCTGCGCCCCCGCTGCGGACGCCCCCTGCGTCCCGTCTGTTATAGACGCAGCAGCTCCAGTGTTGGCGGCCTCAGTAGCGGCTGCCGCCTGCTCGGCCTGGTCTTTCTCCAGGTCGAGTGGATCAATGTTGAGGGAGTGGAGTATTTTCGAGATCATCTTGTTGGCACTAAACCGCTCTATGGCCTTTTGTAGGAGGAAGGGGTTAGTAGATATGGCCTGGAAGGCAGCCATTATCTTCTGGAAGTCCAATGCCTTGGACATGGTGGCAGATAGGCCATTTACCTTAAATGAGCAGGTCCCACCAAAGAGGGCGAAGCGCTCCTCAGGTGGGGCTCGCATTATGAGGTGGGCAGCTTGGTTATCAGCGACAGATCGCATCGTCTCGGGAGGAATGTCGTCAGCGTTCTGTAGGATGGTAAGCCAGGACTTCCTCAAGACGTTGGTGATGAGGCTGTTCTCGATGTCAGCGACTATGCCGTCGAGAGTGATAGCCTGTGACTGTGTTGCCTCGACAACTTCGGTTGCGCGGACCTGCTTGCCGGGAAGCGAGCCCAGCTTGATCTCATTGGTCAGAGCGGACTGTGTATACTCTCGATTGACAAACTCAAAGATGGCCATAGCATCCTGAGGTACGTTGCCAGTGTCTACGCGCTCCATAACCTTGGCATTGTGTGGCAGCGTTTGTTTCACAGCGAGGGTATCCCCCTGCTGCACGCCACCCGCAACCTGACCTGGGTCTTCCAAGTCCTCGAGACGTATCTGCTTCACACCCCATACTGCAGCTATGCCACCATCAAGCATGAGATTGAACATCTCATTGAGGGACAGATTAAGGGAGGCAGCCTGATCATATAGGGCGCGATGCCATACTGACCATGGTACACGCACGAGAGGAGCAACTACAAACGGGCTCTCCTGATGCCAGAACGGGTTAGGCTCAGGCTTGCGGATAAGGAAGCGGTCATTCGCAACTGTTGCAACGCAGTTGCGATGTGCGACAGTGCCATCGCTGTTCAGCAATGTTCCCCAAAACTCGTCGAGGACTATCTTCTTGCGGAAGGATGGTTCGGTTGTTTGCGCCTGGTTGCGATCTTCGTCGCTGCGCTCTTCATCTTCAGGGCGTGTGAAGTCTACATCTATTAGCTGCTTTATAACAGCCATATCATAGACACCCATTTCTGCAGCGTCTACGACCTCATGCAAGTCCCTCTCCACACGATGCACTTCGTACAAGCCAGCACCGGAGGGATCGGGATAGTAGTCTTCAGGGCGCACAAGGTCGATGCGAAGACGCCACTCTTCTCCTTCAACCCAGGTTAGCTCACCATTCTCATACTTGTAAGCCCTAGTAGGCATCATGCCTCCGTGGACCTTGAGGATCATGAGAGACTCAAGGAGGCCATTCTTTACAGAGTCGGATATGACTATATCGATGCTGGTCTGAGTGTTATTGCCACTCCATAGGTTGCGCAAGAAGCACATCATTAGCGAGCGGATTTGGGAGCCATCTACCAGGCGCTCCATAGATCTGTCTAAGTCAACAGAGAACCAGTCTCCAAATTGCACCAAGCCACGCTTGATGAAGGAGGTCATCTGCTCTACAGATGTGGCTGTCTTTGGCAGGAATTCTGTAGACTGCCCACGCTGCTTATGAGACCAGTCTTGACGACCAAAGTAGACGTTGCGGTTACGTCTGTTTATTTCCAGCCTCTCACGACGAGCATCCTCTGCCTCTATGCGACAGCGGGTTATGGTATCGACTACAGAGAAGCCATCATGATCGCCTACTGGCTCGTCTTTGGTCTCGGGGTCAACTGTTCGAACCATACCTAGGCCTGATTGTCAGAATGGGGCTCAGTCGTGCGGCACGGATATTGGCAGCCTGTACACAGTGGATGTGGACACCTATTTTGTCCTCTGCAGGGGACGTGAGGTAGATGCCGCATACTTTGCATCGACGGTTATATCGCTTTGCAATAGGGGCAGATGCTTCATTCTGCTTATCCCAGCTACTCTGCTTATCGCCCCAGCCTTGCGTCTTTGGAGCATCCCTTCTAGGCATTATCTACCCTTATACGATGGAGATGGAATGGATACAGATGTTTGGGTGCGATCGCTAGGAGGGAGAACAGGCTCCTCAGCGGCAATCCAGTATCCAAGCCCATCACTTGTATGTGTCCTTCGGAAGTATGGGTCCTTGCGGTTTCGTGTCTTATATACCCCGCCGCGCGCATCGCGCAAGACCCCCTCCAAGTCAGCTATTAGCTCTACGCAAGATGGGTCGATGGAGAGGCGAACAGCGCCGCGTTCGTCTTTGCATAGGCGATTTACTGCATTTATGCGGTCCGGAACCTTTGGGTTGTCAGGAGGTACTCTCATACGAATAGGGAGGTTATAGCGTCGCATTTCCTGTAGGATAACGTAGTAGTCCGTCTTGCCTGTTTGGCCAGTGCGCCTATTGGAGGTAGCATCGCCAAAGAGCCAGATTTCCGCTCCATGACGAGGATAGAATGATGTAAACAACTCGCACATCTCAGGAATGTTAGCATCGTCTATGACTAGTTCTTTGAATATGCGATATACGTAGCCATCGACTTGGCCTATAAGGGAGATCATAGGATCTACATTGAAGTCCCATGTCCAGCAGATAGGTCTACGAAATGCGATAGGAGGTTGAGGCTGTACATGGAGCTGCCGATCAAATGCAGGATAGGCACGAGCGCCACCTATGCCAGGTAGCCACTCTCCACCTAAGCGAATGCGCCTGGCTATGCTGCCTTCCGGATAGATAGACTCAAGACGAGCGATTTCGTCGCGGGAGATGCCGGGATTGTCGTAGATGGAGGCCCCAAATACCATTGCGTGAGGTAGCTTGCCTGCGAGGAATGGCTGGATTATCTTGGAGAATACCCAAGATGGGGCTGAGCTGCCTCCTTCAGGTGGAAGGATAGTAGCAGTGCAATAGAAACGGAGAGGTCTTGTGCCAACGCGAATGACTGCTTCCTCATAGATTTCCCATGGATGCTCTTCGTCCATATGAAACCAGTCTTTTTCAGACCCTTGGTACTTGCGTCGGCCACTATCAGCGGACTTAAAGCCAATTATGGAGCCATTTTTGAGGCGGAGGACTGCGTCGTCGGGCCGCCAGGAGGCAATTTCATGCTTGGGAATGAATGGAGCATGGGGTTGGCCTGGAGGAACGAAGCCATTATCAAAGTATTTAGGCTGAATTACGTCGCGGGAGGTAGGAAAGTCGAGTGCAGATACCCAGCCAGACGTAGCTCGATCACGAACTTGCACTGAGGAGGCAGTCCCATCAGCGTTTGTCTGTATAGTGGTGCGATCTACACCAAAACGTGCCATAGTGGCACCAATATATGAGCCTGCATCGGACTTTCCAGAGCGATTAGCTGCAATAAACCAATTTTCCTTGGCTATCTCTCCCAAAACGGAGTCCACGAAGGTACGTTGCTTCTCATGAAGAGGAAAGGATAGCAGTGGGTCTACTGTACGACGAGCTGCTAGCTCTCTAGCAGCATCCATAAGGTGATGGCGCTCCACATTTCGGGTGTAAGACGTTGATTTTGTTGACATTTTTGTGACCTTGGGATAGGATAGTCGTTCTTTTCCGGCTCGAAAAATCCTATAAGCACGGGAATTCTCAACATGAATGTGCCTCTCCGTCAAGGCCCCACAACGCCTGCTAGCATAGCCACATTTAGGGATAAGTATTGTCAGCCTGGAGAGGGATTTAGGGAGGTATGTAATAGAGTGGCGTTTGCCCTCAGTGATAGTCCGGAGCACTATCATAAGTTCAGGAGTATACTGCTGGATATGAGGTTTATCCCAGCAGGGCGTATTCTTAGTAATATGGGCACTACTAAGGCAACTACGCCTTATAATTGCTTTGTGTCAGGGACTATACAGGACAGTTTTGTTGATGGCGAAGGCAATATAATGCATAGAGCCTATGAGGCGGCAGCTACCATGCGTATGGGGGGAGGTATTGGATACGACTTTAGCACGATGCGCCCCGCCGGCGACCTTATCACAAAGCTGCAATCATACAGCACAGGCCCCGTATCATTCATGCGTATCTTCAACGAGATAGGCATATGCACATCTAGTAGTGGACACCGCCGCGGCGCGCAGATGGGTGTCATGAGGGTAGATCATCCCGATATAGAGCAGTTTGTATTAGCTAAGCAGAATGAGACAGAGCTAAGAGGGTTCAATCTGTCTGTGGCTGTCACAGATGAGTTCATGCACGCAGTAGAGGCAAATAAGCCATTCAATCTGAAGTTCAATGGTAGAGTGTATAGGACAGTAAGAGCTAGGGACCTCTGGGAGCGCATTATGCGTAGTACGTGGGACTGGGCAGAACCTGGCGTGATATTCATAGATGCAATAAATAGAATGAATAATCTTAGGTATTGTGAGACTATATCTGCTACCAATCCATGCGCGGAGCAGCCACTACCCCCTCATGGAGCGTGCCTCCTTGGCAGCTTCAATCTAGCTGCATATACATTCAAGGGAGATAATGGCTACTACGTTAATCTAGAGAGGATGGCATTAGATATACCTGTTGTGTTAAGAGCTATGGATAATGTGATAGATAGAGCTATGTATCCTATGAAGATGCACATGCAGGAGGCAATGTCTAAGCGTAGGATGGGAATGGGTGTTACAGGGATGGCTAATGCAATAGAGGCGTGTGGTCACCCTTATGGGACGAGCGAGTTCATAGAGGGTATGAGGGTTATTCTTAGGACGCTGAGAGATCACGCATATAGTTCATCAGTGCAGCTAGCAGCAGAGCGCGGATCATTTCCTGTGTTTAATAAAGATGCATACCTGAGTGGTGCTTTTGTGAAGACGCTGCCTAGTCATATACAGGAGGGCATAGGAACAATTGGTATTCGTAACTCACATCTGATTAGCATAGCACCAACAGGGACGATTAGCTTCTGTGCAGATAACATATCTAGTGGGCTTGAGCCAGTGTTCTCAGTGAAGGAGGTTAGGAGTGTTCGCGGTACTAATGGATATGGGCAGTTTGAAGTAGAGGACTACGGACATAAGTTCTTTGGGGTGGAACCGCGGAGGACCTGTGAGGTGAGTGCTAAGGAGCATATAGCTGTGTTGACTGCAGCACAGGAGTTCGTAGATAGCAGTATATCGAAGACATGCAATGTAGGAGATGCAGTTACATGGGAGGAATTTAGGGAGATATATGTAGAAGCATGGAAGGGTGGAGCTAAAGGGTGTACTACATATCGCGCCGCAGGAGAGAGGGGCGGAATTAGGAGGTCTTGTGATGGAGATACATGCGGGAAGTAGGTGGGATAAAAGGTTTATATCTCTAGCTAGGCATATTGCAGAGTGGAGCAAAGACCCATCTACGCAGTGTGGAGCAGTTATTGTACGACAGGACAAGACTATAGCCTCTATAGGGTTTAATGGGCTACCTATGGGTGTGCCTGACGACTGGGCGGTATTGAACGATAGGGAGGAGAAGCTAGATAGGATTGTTCACAGTGAGATGAATGCTCTACTATTCCTCCGAGAGTCCGTAAAGCACGCAGGAGTAACGCTATATGTCTGGCCTATGCCGCCGTGTATAAGGTGTATGGCACACATAGTACAGGCTGGCATACGCGACGTTGCATCGCCTATGTGTATGACAGATAGATGGCAGGAGTCTACAGCGAAGGCTGTTAGTATGATGCGCTCGGCTGGAGGAGATGTGAGATACATTGACACGCCTCCATATATGATGGATGATCCCTCGCACGCCATGCAGGGAGAGACTTCATGACCTGGGACACTGTACAGCAGTTGCTTCGCATCGTTATGCAGTTTGCAGCTGGCATACTGATGCAGCGGGGCCTTATAACTGAAGAGATGACTACTACGCTTGTTGGTGCAGTCGTATCTTTGGGAGGCATCATCTGGTGGGTTGCATGGGAGAGAGTACGACCTGCCGCATAGCCGCAAGTTTGCTAAGAGGGTTCCTCAGCTCCATGTTGCAACCTCCCCTCTTAGCAGTGGGAGGGCTCTCCCCGTAGCCCTCCCACACCCTTTATGGAGATAGAGCATGACAATAGACCCAGGGCGGTTGGCAGCGATAGATGCAGCAATAACTGCTCTTGACGGAGCAAGTCTTCTTGTCGACCCGGTACGGAGGGATGCTCTAGCAGGAGCAGTGTTGATAGCAGATGCTGCAGGTGGTGCAGGACTGCTAGGCGAAGACATAGGCATGATTGAGAGAGAGATTGATCATCTACTGTCCAGTGGCAGCTTCGTATCATCCGGCCCATATACATTCAGAGGATACACTCTGGCAGCAGTACAGGCAGCGGTTGCATAGGCGGCAGGAAACAACGAGATGATTAACGCAGACAGGCGGCAAGGCATAGTAGCAGGGGTGACAGCTCTAGATGATGCCTCCCTCTTGCCTGATCCAGTGAGGCGAGATGCTCTCGCCCGCGCTCTCGTGGCGACTTCGTCGCTGTTAGCAGGAGAGAAGGTAGGAGACATAGAGGCAGAGCTGGATCATATCATCTCCAATGGTGTGCCTGTGTTGGAGGGAGGACATGTATTCAGGGGATATAGCAGTGCAGGACTCCTAACCGCAATAGCAGCTGTAGCAGGACCAGCTATAGATACACTGCTGCCTGCAGATGATGGTACTGATGTACCAATCAATGTAGGGACTATAACAGTCGCCTTTGATGTAGCAGTATCGCTTAGGAGTGGCACGATAAGTCTGCATCTGGCAGATGATACACTGGTGCAGACCTGGGATGTTGAGGCTGATGCAGGTGGCACCATCAATGTATCTGGAGCAGATGTAGTACTGACATTGGATGCAGACCTGACGCCGGAGGAGGAGTATTATGTAGTTTGGGGCAGTGGGATTGTGCATAGTGCAGCTGGCAGTGTTAACTCGCCATTGTTAGAAGGAGCATGGAGCTTCACCGCGGCGGCTCTGGCTACTATCACGACACTAAGTCCGCTGGACGACGCGACAGACATAGCAATAGACACTGATCTGGTTGCGACATTCTCGAGAAACATCACTCTCGGTGCTGGTACAGTAGAGTTGAGAGCGACATCTGGCGATGCACTTATTGATAGCTGGACCATTCCAGATGATGAAGGCAGCAGCGCAGGTAATGCAGAGGTAACTAACGATGACGAACTGACGCTGCATCTTACGACGAACCTGACCAATGATACAGGATACTATGTGCTCTGGACCCTCGGCGCGGCCGTGGATGCACTGGGGCAGGATGTACCAGCGCTGACAGACAAGACTATATGGAACTTTACGACTGTCGCAATATAACGCGCCCGCCGCAGGCGGGCAGGGTTACATAGGAGCATACAATGAAGACTGCTATGCTTATTCTGAGCCTCGTACTTGTCACATCAGTGACGACGGGGTGCGCAGGGTGTCTGAGGGACATCGAGAGGACCTTTCAGGGAGACTGGTAGTAACAACCACATCATCTATTAGAGGTAGAACCTAATGAGTGACAAGCAGGTCGAGGAAATGATAGCCAAGGCCGCAGGCGCGGATAAGGCGGACGACGCTATGAAGTTTGCACAGGCAGCTCTGAATGCCACAAATGCACTGATGGGGCTAGCCGCGCTACGAGGGGTGCAGAGGCAGGATGAAGTTCAAGCCAAAGCCAGCAGCTGACCCATTTGGGGCGCTTATTCGCACCAGCGAAAGGTTTGCACGCGGAGAGGCAGTGCTGCCAAAGGCCCTGGCGGAGACACCTATACGTAGCGGGCCATTTGCAGCTGCAGCGGCGGACGTTGCCCTTGTGAACCCACCCCGCACAAGGGTGCGGCGTGATAAGGTGCCGTGGGCGGGCGTAGATAGGCAGCGAGTCTATGGCTCGAGGCGCACAGATGATGGATCATGACATTAGGGCGTGGATGTACATAGCCATAGCCTTCATATTCGCTGCGGCGCTGAATGCGTGTTTCTTCTATACAGATTGGACATATGCGTCGTCTACGACGACGCTGTATGCTAGCCCGCCGTAGCTACCAAATAAGGAGGGGTCGCTGTGGAATGGAGCACACCACAAGCCGAGATAGCTTATCTTTATCACATTATAGACGTGCAAGCCAAAGAATTGGATGAACAGAGCGCCCGGCTTCGCGCTGCCTGGATTGAGAAGGAGCGGCTGCAAAATCTGCTTCGTGCCAACAATATAGATCTAGGCACGCCTACGCCTGAATTGGTGCCCTTGGCGGGCGCGAGGTGACTTATGCTCTATAGGATCATCATAGCCGTTCTGGGCGCGACCCTCCTGCTGCTGATAGCAAACACCTGCGCGAAGGACCCCTCTGTGCGGGCAGCCATCATCGTGTGGATGAACTCTTAGCTATATCGTCGCAAGTAATGGCTTCAGGCCACCCTGTGGGTGGCGCGAGCAAGCACGGACACATATAAGCCTGCATCAACGTCCGCCCTGCATCCCACACCATCGCTGCCGTGGCTAGAACGATCACAAGGGATATGCCTGCCCTTACTGCATGTATGTTCATACTGCTTGTGCCTATATCATGTTTGCGCGCGCTGGTGCTCATGGAGCTGCAATCTGCGCAGTATGATACCCCACCCTGCTTGTCTTGTGAAGATGCAGCAAAATGGCCACAGTTTCCTGTGGCCACTCTGCATCAGAAAAATAGGATACCAACTACGACGCCGCACGCATACCAGAAGACATCGTTCTTGAACGATGGCCAGTAGTGATGCATGAAGACACGTAGACCATAGTCGCGCAGCATCTGAATAGCGTTCATGTTTCATCTCCAGTTGATTGTGCTATCATGCCACACAAAGATGGCAGCATGATGGCAAAAGAAAACGGGTGGCATTTCTGCCACCCGTCTCCTTAGTGTCACTCGGTGTCCGACGTCTCCTCGTCTGTCGGCATGAACTCCGCGAGGATCGCAGCACGCATCTCCGGCGACAGCCGGCGAAGGTTACTGCGGGCGCGGTCCTCCGGGGAGGCGAAGGTCCGAGCCGGCGCTTCGAGGATGTCCGACTTCACATTAACGTGAGCCAGCACATTCGGGTCTTCAATGGCACTTGTTCCCATGTCCCTAAGGACACGTTGCACATATACCACAGCACCGTTGGTGGTGCTGAAGAGACACACCTCATCGAAGGTGCAATCTCTGAAGTCGAACGTGACTGCCTTCTCATAACGTGGGCCGTTGGCCTCGAGGCGGAATGCGAACGTAGAGCGGACAATGCCGTCCTCCACGATCTCATCCTTCCGCTTGAAATTCTCTTTGTCCGGTATTAGACGCAGAGTGCTCCTAGCGACCTCGATGGAGTGTTCGGTTGTAACTTCCATGTTTACACCTCGTTTAGTTCGCGGGACACCACGTCCTGCGATGGTGTAATATACCTCATAAATGTGGCGAAATTATGACCCCCAGCCCAATTCCCCAATGGCACTGCAAGCCTGCGGCAGACGTTGACTATATATATTATAGTGCGGGTGCTTTTTCTATTGTTGTTCGTCTTCGGAAGGCGTGCTATCCATAAAATCTGCATAATTCTTGGGCACATCTGGACTGTCTTCTATCTCCACAGCCTTGGCGTCGATGATAGAGCCCTCCTTGAGTACCGCATCGACGGCTTCGAGGAGGCGATGTGAGGGTATGCCCGCGAAGGCAGCGATGGCGATGAGCCTATCTTCGAGCTGGCTGTCGGAGAGAGAGCGAGCGTCTGAGTGAGAGACAGAGAGTTCTCGGCGTTCGGAGAAGCCAGCTACGCGCGATAGGGCAGAGATGGCACCGGCATAGCGATCGGGGAACTTCTGAGCCCACGACGCTAGCGCGTCGGGCGGTGGACAAGCGTCGGCAAACACTGCAAGGAGGTCTTGGAATGGAGAGCGATCGTATGCGCGCACGGCGCGCTGTATGTCATCTATGCTCCAGTTTGGCAGTCCTGCTTTCTGACGGCCATAGTCAGAAGCACTGGGCATCGTGGCTTCGACGCCTATAGGGCGGCTAGCATTGCCATCTGCATTGTCGATGGTGTTAGCCCCGCTCTGCGGGGCGCGTATGCTTGGGCGAGGCGGAAGCGTCTGCAACTCTGCGTTGGAGACGAGAGATGGCTTCTTCGAGGCGGACATTTGTTCCCCTTAGGTAGGGTCGGTTAGCGAAGTCTGCGGCGCTGGCAAGGAAGAGCCATTCGTCGATGGCTGTGATGGTAGACATCCACTTGCCGTCAGGCCTCTTGATGGCCGGTAGACCATATAGTTCGACGAGGCGGTAGAGCGTGGCCCAACTCCGTATGCGAAGGTATCCCTTAATAGCAGCGGCTCCGAGGAGGACATTTGTATTGGGAGTGACCCCGATAATCTGCATGTATGGCGTGCTGCGCACGCTGCGAGGATGTGAGCCTGTAAGGACTGCCATTTTGCATGGACCTCAGGGCGGGCGGTGTGAAGGACCGCGGATAAGGTGGGTTTGGGCGGTATGGGTCTCATTGAGACGTACTTGGCACGCCTCCGGCGTGGTGTCAACATACGCCACACGTAGTGTGGCCGGGAGCGAACGGGTAAAAAGAAAGGGCGCCGAAGCGCCCTTTGTTAGTCATAGACGATATTCGATGAAGGACTTTATGAACATCTTGAATGTATTGAGTTCTTCCTGAGTGAAGCCGGACAAGATGTAGTCCGTACCTGGTGGTGATGCTCCTTCGTCGATCTTCTTGATGAGTTCCTGGAGCTTGTTGTTGGCAGCCTTAGTTTTTAGTTCGATCATAGATGTTCTCCCTTTCCAATGATTGTATATAGTATAACAACTAACGCGATTTGTCAAACCTTCGTGCTCATGCATAGTACCTATAAAACATTTATAACCTGTGTCCGCATTCTTGACATAGCTCTGACAATGCAGCATAATTATACCATACAGACACACTATAAGGAGCCTAAAGTGACACCTTGGGAGATGATATATGCCCGAGTACCTGAGGGCACAAAACACAGGATACGCGTGGTAGCTGCCGTGAAGGGCTCTACCATACAGCGCTGTGTGACAGAAGCATTCGAGCGTTATCTGGTGGTGGAGGAGAAGGATGTCATGGATAATATAGGGAAGACAGACGGAGACAAACAGTGATTTGTCTCATGTCTCACAGCTCGGCACCCGTGGGTAGTGAAGACAGACACCCATACCCCTAGGTATGGGTGTCTTGTCTCCACGTGCCCCATACCGGAGGTTGTACGATACAACCGGGGGTTGAATTGACTAGATCAATACGTATACTGCCTCACTCCAACCTAAAGGATGCACTAAGCATGCATCGTTACCTTATAAAGGGCCTTCTACCCAGCGAGGGCGTAGGTATGATATGGGGGCCTCCAGCGTCGATGAAGACCTTTTGGGTACTAGATGCAGCTATACATATAGTAATGGGTTGGAGCTTCCATGGGCGCAGGACGAGAAAGGGACAGGTGGTATACTGTCCCTTCGAAGGCACGTGGGGAGTGTGCAATCGTCTTGCTGCATTCTGCGAAGGACATGATATAGCAATAGTGCCTCCATCCTTCAAGGTACTTGCAGATGATCTACGTTTTGCCAAGCGTCCAGCAGATGGACATCGTCTCCTAATGGATGCCATATCTGAGGCAGATATACAACCTTCATTGATTGTACTGGACACCCTCAATCAGAGTCTTGTGGGCTCGGAGAACAGCGACGAAGATGTGAGCTTCTATCTGTCCGCGGCGCGGGAAATGCAATCCAAGTTCAACTGCCTTGTTCTTATAGTTCACCATACTGGAAAGACTGGTGGTGACTTGCGAGGGCATTCTAGTATGCGTGGCAATGCCGACGTTTTGCTGTCAGTTACACGTAGCGGCGAGAGGGGGACTTCAACTGACATGGTATCAGTGCGTGTAGATAAGATGAAGGATGGTATAGAAGGTGTGACTGTACATAGCTGGGTGCGTATCGCCGATCTTGGCGATGATGAAGATGGTGATCCCATAACATCATGCTACCTTACACCTGCCCCACCGCCAACAGGTGTGCCATCTGGGCTGAAAGGTCACAGCCAGGCATCAAAGGCATTGGCCATTCTAGAGCGTATAACAGACGATGATGGTGAGTGTACTGTAGACAAGTGGAAGGCTGCATGTGTGGATGAGAAGATAGCAAAGGGCACTCGCGTTGCTCAGCTCAAGGCATTCAGAAGAGCATGTGATGAACTGATGGATAAGGGAATAGTGCATTTCGAGGGATCGAAGGTGGTTATAGGTAAGATGAAATAATGTTTGTATCTGCATCGGCCTCATGGTAACATGAACATGGGCAAATGTGCTTGCTCGCGGCCATCGTAGGTGGCCATACAACGGAGGATGCAATGATCGAACTGACGGACATCGAGGTCAAGGCCGTACAGATGTGTCTTGAGCTGGCCAACCAGATGGGCGTGGAGGACGTGTATGCTCATACTGGCATGACATCAGACGAATGGTCAGCACTGATGCAGAAGTTCGGTGCCGCGGAGGATATTGGCTCAGAAGTCTCGATGACACAGGAACGTGCTGAGACCTTCGGTGATGACTTGGGCGAAAGCCCAGACTATTAAGGCTAAGGCCCTCACCACCTCTTCTGGGGTGGTGTAGCTCTCAGCCGAGGGAAACAAAGCGAGGTACGACATGGCAAGAACTAGAAAGCAGTCAAAGCGGAAAGCCCGTGTTCGCAAGATCGAATCTGCTGCTCGTACAAAGGCAGGAATCAAGCGAGCAAGAAAGGGCAAGACATCCTTAGCCATATGTCATAGATAGCACCAGCGCACGAGAGCGAGCCACAGTCCAAGATAGTATCATAACTGACGGAGCGAGCCAACCCAACAGACAGTACCAGCTTAAGAGAGCGTGCCTTAGGCACAGAAGGGACCACACCATGGAAATCCAAAGAGTCCAAGCCCTAAGCAAAGACCTCCGTATCGGAAGCCAGGACCTACGAGAAGCGGAGGTACGCTTCCTTGTGGATACATACTACATGATGCAAGAGAAGCGTATGCGCGCTGCAAGTCAGGTACGTATTTTGGCTGCGGCAGGCGAGCCAAACGGCGTTGTAACTCATATCCTTGAGGAAAGCGCTGTCCTCGAGAAGATGGTAAAGATTAGTCTTGACGTCTATACCCACAACCACCCTATAGGGAATTGGCTACACTCCGTCAAAGGCATAGGGCCTGTGCTGTCTGCTGGCCTCTTAGCGCACATAGACATCACCAAAGCCCCAACTGTAGGGCATATATGGTCCTTCGCAGGGCTCGAGCCAACTGCCGTATGGAACAAGGGGGAGAAGCGCCCCTGGAATGCGCGCCTCAAGACCCTATGCTGGAAGATAGGAGAGAGCTTCGTAAAGGTAAGCGGCGGCGAGAGCCCTGGGTACTATGGCACCGTCTACAAGAACCGCAAGGAATACGAGATTGCCAACAATGAGGCAGGCAGGTATGCTGATCAGGCTGCAGCTATGCTGAAGAAGTTCAACTACCGCGCAGATACCGAGGCGAAGAAGCACTACGAAGCTGGCCGTCTTCCTCCACTGCATATTCATCGTAGGGCATGTCGGTACGCAGTGAAGCTATTCCTATCTCACCTCCATCACGTATGGTACGTACATCAATTCGGTACAGAGCCACCTAAGCCATACCCAATAGCTCATATGCAGCATGTAGACCATATACTACCTCCAGCCACGAGCGTATGATAGTACCACATTAACGGAGCGAGCCACTGTGAATGATAGTACCATATGAGAGAGCGAACCTTGGTCTAGGATAGTACCAAAACTTGTGAGTGAGCCAGTATAATAGACTGTACCATATGAGAGAGCGAGCCAGACCCTCAGACAGTACCAACGATTTAGAGCGAGCCACCGTAGGAGACAGTACCAACGCTTGGGAGCGCCACAAGTATAACAAACGCTTGCATCTTACTCTGCCTAATGCGACAATGGTATGTTGAGAAAGGAGGAACCATGCACTACGAAGCCCTACGAAGCGAACACCTACGCAGGTTCCGCCACATCTTCATATCCTGTCGCAATGGGCATGTGAGGACATATGCTAACACATACACTCGGCCAGATGGTCGAGTAGAGTGTCGCGTCTGCCGCGCTGCCGCATCTAGGCGGTATCGGCAGCGTAAGAAGCTACTACTGAACTGAACAACAGGGGCGTGCTCGTAAGGGTGCGCCCCTGTATGCATAGGAGATAGGCATGAAATACGAAGTCAAAGCCAGCATCACTATCAGCATGACCTTCGAATTCGACACAGACGACTATGCTGACGACTTCGGCGGTGATGACGATCTCATCAACCCCACCGACCATAGTGCAGTCATGGACTACGTTCATGACAATCTATTGAAGGATGATGGTGAGCTGGATGGTCTAATGTCTGCCAATGGTTATGACATAGATCAGGCAGAGATCATCTCAGCAGCGCCGAAGGAGAGCTAGATGGCAGATATCTACCTACAGTCTCGCAGTGCCCGCTACGAGGAGTGGGGAACACTTGCTACTCGTACCTACGTAGACCAGGACTCCCTTGTCCAGGCATATCTCGATCTGCAAGACGTACGCTTCGGATGGGAGAGAGACAGTGACGACTTCCGCGGCGCGGTGTTCAGGATCATCTCAGACAAGCGACTAAAGGAGGAACAAGAACGTGGCCAGATCGGTAGAGGAATGGACTAAGATCATACTGGATGATGCTGATGGTAGCGATATACCTGCTATCAACAAGCTCCTTCATGATCTGGACGTACCTGCTACAGCAGACAATAAGGTAGCAGTACTGCACTTCATGACAGCAGTGCGCATGTCGTGGATAGCGAAGGTAGGATGACCTCCAATGGACGTGAAGCTAGAAGGGGGTTCTATAGCTGAGATAGTCGGCCTAGCTAAGAACCACCCTGAAAAGTATGTAATAGTCAAAATTACGATAGCTAAGGGCTACTACAAGGTAGGAGACCACCTTGTCTATCCTAGGCCTAAGAACTACAAGGAGGAGAAGGCATGATAGAAAGCATACTGCCTACTATAAAGCGCATATTTGGCTTCGGTGATGCAAGGGAGCCCCTTGCCAAGGAAACAGGCTCACTTCCCTCTTGGGCAGTGCGAGAGATCAAGAGTGGTATATGCCCATTCTGCTACAGTCCTGTCCTCATAGGCCCTCGAGGTGGAGCGGCTGTGAACATGCTATGCGCTGACGCTACGTGCGGTGTACGCTACAATATCGCTGCGGTAGAGTTCGTACACTGGGGCGAGATTACCCACGTACTATGCCTCGGTGAGTACCTTGAAGTATGGCCACTGTTCAGGAGAATGACCAATGACGAGAAAGCGCATCTCGCGCCCACCAGCGACGGACCTTAGCAAGGACCGCCTTGTCCACAAGGTGCTACACTTGTTCGCTGGCATGTCGCCACGTGAGGTGACAGACGGCACTGAGATGTGGGGATCGGATGAGGACAGGCCAGTTGCTACTGCGACTGTCAGAAGCTGGCGCCGCCCAGTCAAAGCTGGCGGCACGCGCTATCCTCGCGCCCACACTATGAACCGCGTCCTTTGGGCACACGGCTACGAGTTAACCATAACAAGGAGGAAGACCAATGTCGACTACTCAAAGCGCAGACCTAGTACACTATGGCGAGATCATTGATCCTGACGTAATAAACGGCCCACGTTGGCCCCACAGCCTGGGTTTAGGCGGGTGGTAGCCCGGTATCCAAAATTGGTAAACGTCGCTCGTTGGGGCCACCAGGCACGGCGATCGGCAATCCCCCATCCGACCTCGTGTCATATCAACAATGGAGACCATACATGGGACACTACATAAATCCTACTAAAGAGACCAAAGAAGAGTGGCTGAAGACTAACGGCATTAGTGTTCCTCTTCATCATGTTACAGAAGCACAGTTTGGCACATGGAAGGATCCAAACGATAATCCTATGCTGCCAGTATGTCTAGTCGACAATGGAGCATTCACTGCCGCTGGTGTATGCTACTGCAAGGAAGAGCTAGTGGCATTCGTCTATCCAGACACGCGCCCTCGTAAATGGTATCTAGTCCGTGTAGATAAGCTCAAAGAAGTAGGCGCTCTATCACAGGACTGGCAGGTATGAAGATAACCAGAATATCATGCCTGTCAGGCATAGAGCGCACCATCGAGCTCCCTATCACATGGGAGCAGTGGGGCGACTACATGAATGGCATCTTGATACAAGATGCCCTTCCTCACCTATCTGCCAACGAGAGAGAATTCATAATAAGTGGGATAACTCAGGAGGAGTGGGATAGTACATTCAAGGAGGAGAAACAACATGAACCTGAATGAGATAGGTAAAGAGTTTGGAGTAAAAGCGGAATACATGGGCGACGGCGTATATGCTACATTTGACGGCTATCAGATATGGCTACACACTATGCGAGAGAATGGATGGCATAGAGTGGCACTGGAAGACAGCGCCTTAGCCAACCTCTTGGATTTTCGTAGAAGGTGCGGTAAGGATACATCTGAAGACGACAATAAGACAATATAAGGAGCCCCCTATGTTCCTACCTCAAGCCATGCTAGACAAGATGACGGAAGACATACATGATATGTCTATGTCCAAAGACCCTAAGCGCGCTCTGCAAGGCCGAATAAAGAAGCGCGTACTAAATATGGTACGGGACTACTCGGTAGAAGAGAACAATCGTGGCACGAATGCTGGAGATACCGTTATGGCGCTGATGTACGCGCTAATCAATGTCATCATCATCTATGCCGTGTCCCTATCTCGTAATGATGCTCCAGGTGGCTTAGTCGTGATTTTGGATAATATCAGAAGTGCAATGATATCCGCTGTCAACAAAGATATCTTAGACCTATACCACAACCTACAACTCGATAAGACAAAAACGGACGTGCAGTAACACACTTTCCGATTGCATACCCGCGGAAGGTGTGCGATGCTTCGTCATTGCGGGGATTTTGACACCCGACGGCCAAGCCGTCCCTAGAAGAGGATCGTCATGCAGAAAATTGAAATCACAGCTGAGAAGACCAACGTAGGTGAATGTGCTGTATCCTACGATATGGGTGACACAGTCCAAGAACTAGTACAGCAGTTCGGGGAGGAAGTCGTCTATAGCCGAGCAAGGCAAAGCCTTATTATTGCCATACAGGCATACATTCGGGGCCAGCTAGAAGCTGGAAAGCAGCCTGAGGAAATTCAAGAGGCTGTTGCCGACTGGAAGCCCGGCGTTCGGCGTCCTGCGAAGACTCCCGAGGACCGTGCTCGAGAGGCTCTCCAGTCTATGTCTGCCGAACAGCGGCAGGCCTTCTTGAAGGAGCTCAAGTCTAAGTCCAACTAACGGTCTGGTGTCGTTAGTGGACTGAGAGGGAGGGCTTACCTCGTGGCCCTCCCTCGATCTTTCATTGGGGCTGGGAGGCACAGCATGAAGGGAACTGACCTAATGGAACGTATAGAAGAGATGTTGACGGATAACGGAGATGATCCCCATCTATACGGATTAGACGACGGCAGTGAACCTGCTTCACCTAGCATGAGGATACATCATGCCTCCAAGATGATACGCCCTACTATCCTCCAGTGCAACCAAGGTGGCTTCATCATCATGATCCCTGGCCATGGTGTAGCTGCGAAGTCCAACTTCGAAGACGCTATGGCATTTCTGGCTGACTATGTCCATAAGGAGTGCTACGGCCAAGGACGATCCATGCCTAAGGTCGTGCGTGATATGTGGCAGGGTGTGGCAGAGACAGTACACAGTGTAGCTGGCTGGCTTGCCATCCTTGGAGGTGTTGGTCTCATCGGCACAGTCGGAGCGTTTCTGTCATGAAGATCGTGCTTGTGTGCGGTGGTAGAGACTACGACGATGTAGACCTAATTACCATCGTACTCGACAATCTTAGAATTGAATTTGGCACCCTATTCATTGTGCAAGGAGGTGCTAAAGGAGCAGACTTATTAGCTAGAAAGTATGCGATCGCCAATGGTCTACCATGTGCTACAGTACATGCTAATTGGGGCTTCTACGGTCCTACTGCTGGGCCTATAAGAAATGGCTGGATGTTAGGTCTGAATATAGACGTAGTAATAGCATTCTTTGGAGGACGTGGCACTGCCGACATGGTAAGGCGTGCTAAGAGTGCAGGTATCGAGGTAAGGGAAATCACAGATGAGGCTGTACGACAACACTCGCCTATCTGACTACAAGCGATGTCCTAAGTTCTACTACTACCGTCATGTTCGCCACTGGGCGCCCGAACGTAAGTCTATGCCCCTAATATTCGGCGGCGCGTGGCACGCAGCTATGGATGTCGTATGGCCTGGCCTCATTGCGAAGATGCCAGAGCAGGCACTGGTAGAGGAAGGCTGGAGGGCCTTCCTTCGCTACTGGACAGCAGAAGGCATGCCTCCCGAGCTGTCCCTCGAACAGGAGCAGGAATACTCCCCTAGGACGCCTGGCAATGCCTACGAAAAGCTAGTAGGCTACGTTGCAGCAAGGAAGCGTATAGCGGGCGACTATGAGATACTACACATAGAACGTCCCTTCGCTGTCCCCCTCGATCCCGACGATGACTCCCTATTCTATGTGGGCAAGATAGACAAGATCGTCCAACTTACCCATACAGACAGGGTACGGGGCATCGAGCATAAGACCACCACCGCCTACTCCAAGGCCTCCAAGTTCCGCTCATCCTTCACAGACAGCTTTAGCCCCAACAGTCAGGTGGATGGCTACCTATATGCCCTCCATCTGATGTATCCTGGAAAGGTGGCCGGCGTTTGGGTAGATGCAGCCCTAGTTCACAAGACCGACGAGGGCTTCATGTTTATACCTGTAGAGCGCCAGATAGACCACCTCGACAGCTGGCTCTTCGACGTCCACCGATGGATAGCTGCAATTGAGGCTGACAAAGTGGCCCTCGGCGCGGTGCAGCCGACAGACAAGTACATGGCAGCCTTTCCTAAGAACACCAACTCGTGTTGGGACTTCTCTGTATCCTGTCCATACCTCGACCTTTGCAAGGCGTGGCCGAACCCAGTGGGGAAGCCTACCCCTCCAGAATACGTAGATACAGTATGGGACCCCCTGAAGGAAATCCCTAACTTGGCAGGTATTATAGGAGGTGGAACATGAACATGAAAAGCCGCAACTCCCGGCACCAGCGCTCGACATGACAGCAGACCAGATGCGCGTAGCCATATCTCAACAGCTGTGTCCGCGCTGCGATGGAGATGGATTTGTCGGCGGCAAGGATTACCCGGACGGATCGTCGCACCCAGTGCAGTTGGGCGACTGCCCACGCTGTGGCGGCTCCGGCTGGATCTACAAGAGGATAGGAAATAAGGAGGAAAGTAACATGGCAGTACAAGGTGACCCATTCAGACGCAACTACGGTACATTGAACGATCAGCAGAAGGAGGACATGGAGGCGACTAAGATCACATATGAGATTGTATGGGCACAGTTAGAGCGTATGTCCGAGTTCTACGTATCTCCTAGAGACCTCGCCATAGCTAAGACGCATCTTCAAGACTCCTGCATGTGGGCAGTGCGAGCTATCACCCGCGCTGAGGACCAATCATGAGATCATTATTCAAACTGCTGTATGAAACTCCAGGTCATGCAACATATGGAGTGTGGATAAATGGAGGAAAGGCAGGAGACCTAACAGTCCGTCAGGAGGAACGAACGGACTTTCAGGTTGCAATGGAGTGTGGAGGTTTCGAGCTAGTCCTATACAATGAGGCGGACGCGGCGCGTCCGAAGGACGCATGAAAAACGCTAGCAATATGGAAGTCTCTCCATTCAAGCGCATCCTTGTAGTCGGCCGCACTGGCTCGGGAAAGACAGCCCAGATATGGTCTCTCCCCGGCAAGAAGTTCGGCTATATATTCGATCCCAATGCATCATCTACACTAGTCGGCTGTGATATGGACTATGAAGAGTTCATGCCGGATGTTACGGAGATAGACGCCACTCTAAAGGGCTTCAACAAAGGTAGTAAGTCCGATACTCTGCGCTCTACATCTAAGCGTGAGCCAAAGATCTACCTGAATTGGGTAGAGGACCTAAACGCCAAGGCGGATAAGGGTTTCTTCAAGGCATACGACTGGCTTGTGTTTGACAGTGCTACATTTCTCTCCAAGGCGACTATGGATCGTCAGCTGTATATCAACAACAGGTATGGCGATGTTGAGGAACTTGGCGACTACCGCGTCGTTGGCTCAAAGCTGGCCGACGTATTCTCCACTATTGCTACTCTACCTATCAACATCTATATGACCGGCCACATCTCATCTTTCCAGGACGACAAGACAAAGAAGATCGAAGTCCAACTGAACTTACCTGGAAAAGCCCGCGTTATCTTCCCTATGATATTCACTGATTTGTGGTTGGCACACACTGAAGAAGGGTCGAAAGGAGGTATTGAGTATAAGGTCCGAACGCGGCCTGAACCGCGGGGCCTTCAAGACGTTCGCTGCAGTATACCAGGCCTCAACATCGTTGAGGACGTAACACTCTCCCGCCTGTCTAATGACGTTGCAGGCAAGGAGGGGATCGGCAAACTCATTAGGAGGACACAAGATGCCATTCATCAGCGTTCCGCTGGACGACGTGAAGGAGCCCAAAGCAGTCCCTGAGGGCGAGTACGACCTACGTATCATCGACGCGGAGGACACCGAAAGCAAAAAGGGCAACCCTATGACTGTTGTCCGTATTGCTATTGAGGGCGAGGATGCAATGCCTATTCGGCACTACATCACCTACCCCGACGACAATCTGCCGCGGGAGCAGGTACAGATGCGCCTCCTCGATCTGAAGCGCTTTCTCACATGCTTCGGCATACCCTTCGACCCTTCTGGCTTCAACTCGGAAGACCTTGCAGGGGCTACCGGCCGCTGCATGGTTATCCAAGAGGAGGCCAACGACGAGTCTGGGAATATCTACAATCGCCTTCGGCTGCCACGCCTGAAGGAGTAACGATTGTGGATAGGAGCCGCAGTAGAGGCCGCTGCGGCTCCACTATCCATAAAGGCTTTATGGACACTGGGAATGGATCGACTAGCAAACCTACGCAAAGAACTATCCACCATGTCTCACGATGAGGTTCTAGACTTCATACGTAAGACGCGCACTGATAGACGTATTACCAAAGAGCGACCGGCTGCGAGACGGACGCGCCGTGTAAAAGGAGAGCAGGCAAAGACCAAGGCTCTCCGTGCCGTAGAGGGTATGTCCTCAGACCAGATAGCTGCACTCATATCGCAGCTCGAGGGGGAGCAAGAGAATGAAGATAGTGGAGCTGCCAATTGACAGCATCAAGCACGACAAGCGCATACGTCAAGACCTTGGTGAAATTGAGGCCCTCGCAGAGGTCATACAGGAGAAGGGACTCCTGCAACCGATTACTGTCGCCCCTAACGGGCGGCTCATGGCGGGGGAGCGTAGGCTTCTCGCTCATATACATCTTGGCCTGTCAACCATCAAGGCTATCGTGCGTGAGCCGGAAGACTCCACTGATGCTGAGGAGGTTGAACTTATTGAGAATGTTGCTCGTAAGGACCTTACCTGGCAAGAGGAAGCTCGTCTACAGTTTCGCATATACACAAAGCGTAAGAGCAAAAGTCGAAAGTGGTCGCAGGAAGCTCAAGCGAAGCTCACTGGACGTCAACAGCCCGAAATCCATCGCCTACTCTCCCTTGGCGAGGCACTGGAGATGGGCGATACCGAACTGGAGACCGTGGAGACTAAGGAACAAGCGTGGAAGATATATAAGAGCCTCGATGAGGAAGCTGGTCGTGCCGCACTCATGGAGATGCTTGAGCGGTCTGACAGACATAAGAAGCTTAGAACTCCGGAGTGGGCTGCGAGTGCATATCGCATCGGAGATGCCTTACATGAGTTACAAGAGCTCTCCGAAGTGGCCCACTTTGCTGAAGTCGATCCTCCGTATGGAGTTGACCTAGATCGTCGCAAGAGCCGAAATGAAGATGAAAGGAAGATGGCTACTTACCAAGAATGGGAAGATTTCACTACTAAGTTCCTCCAAACCGCTGAGCTGACATACAAAGCTCTAAAGCCACATAGCTTTGCTATCTTCTGGTATGGTATGTCTTGGCACTCAGAGATCATGAGCATCTTGAAGGGGGTAGGGTTTGCTATTCCCGACATACCTTCCATATGGACAAAGGGGGGCTCTGGTCAAACAGCATCTCCTGATACAACTCTTGGGAGTTGCTATGAGCCGTTCTTCCTTGCTAGAAAAGGCCAGCCGAAGCTAGCGAAACCGGGGAGAGGCAACGTATTCGACTACCCCGCCCTCCATCCCTCGGTCAAGAAGCACCCTACGGAGAAGCCTATTACCCTCCTGGAAGAGATCATCAACATCTGCTGTTTTCCGGGCAGTACAGTCCTCGTTCCGTTTCTGGGCAGTGGTGTCACTCTTAGGGCGGCATATAAGTTGGGGCATAACGGCTTTGGATGGGACCTCAGCACGACGTTCCGCGATGCCTTCTTGCTATCAATGTCTAAGCCGGTTGAGGAGGACGTAGAATGACAGACTTGTATAAAGATCGACGCATAGGAAAGTTCCATATAGCAAAGAGTGTTATGTGGAATAGTCCTGATATATACGAAGCTGTGACTAGAGATGTAGTTATACTTGACGCGAAGTATGAGGACTGGAGTGATTGTTTTGTTTATGTAGGAATACATGCTGATTTTGATGAAACTAATCCTGTAGACGATCCTCCTACGTATGAAGCTAGAATAACCCAAAACGGAGACTTCATTGAGGTTACATGGCATAGGGTGCCAAAATGACCGCCTGGGAAGAAGGCCCATCTGACGCTGCCATCTGTGTCCTCGCTGAAGCGCCAGGCCGCACTGAGATGCGCTTTGGCAGCCCTTTGGTAGGTCCCGCCGGCCAAGTGTTCGCCGACTGTCTCCACACAGCTGGACTCGCTCGCCGTTCCCTCTATATCCTCAACACCTGGCCTTTCCAAGTAGAAAAGGACAATGCCGGTAACATGTACCACGACGGAGAGATGCTGTACCATGCTCGCAAAGGCATGACTGACTACGGCAAGTCCAAAGCCCAAAGCACTCTCGATAAGATACGCCAGTGTAAGGCCAACGTCATCCTGACAATGGGCGCGCCTGCGATGGAGCTGCTGACGGGGGATAAGCGCCCAGTGATGAAGTGGCGTGGCTCCATAATGCACTCCGACATAGCCGGAAAGAAGTTAGTCCCTACTATCCATCCTGCAGCTACGATACACGGCGTCTATGTATGGCGCTACCTTATAATTGGCGATATGAAGAAGGCCAAGACTGAGTCTATTACGCCTGAACTTCATCTCCCTGAGCGCTATCTCACAATAGCTTTATCTAAGATAGAAGTAGCTGGCTGGATTAGAGACTGCTATGAAGCAGGCCGTGTATGCACCGATCTCGAAGTCATCAACCATCAGATATCATGCTTCTCCATCTCATGCTCCTACGACAGTGCTCTGACTGTCCCCCTCCTAGACGACCACGGCCAGCCATATTGGGATGAAGAAGACGAAGCCGAAATCTGGCTAATGTACGCCCGCCTTATGGGCGACCCTGCTGTCATGAAAATCAACCAGAACCTCGTCGGCTTTGATGCGCCCTTCCTATTCGATCGTATGAACATCAGAACCCGTGGCGAGCTGGGCGATCCTATGATAGCCCAGTCCATAGTATATCCCGACTTCCGAAAGGGCCTCGACTTCCTCGCCTCCGTCCACACTCGTGAACCTTACTGGAAGGATGATGGAAAGATATGGAAAAATCCGAACATACCTTGGGAGACATTTCAAAGATACTGCGGCCGCGACGCCTGTGTGGCGTTAGAAGTATGGGACGTCTTGTATTCGGAGATGATGGATGGAGGCTACTGGCCAACTTACGAACGGACTGTGCGAAAGGCCGAGCCCTCTTGGTATATGATGGTACAGGGTCTCGCGGTAGATCGGGAAGGGCTAGCGGCTACCAAGGCCAAAATCGAGGCTGCTATAGCGTCAAAGGAGGAAGCCCTGACTGAGGCTTGTGGCTGTCCGCTGAATGTAGCATCGCCGAAGCAGTGCCGAGACTACTTCTATGGCACACTCGGCCTGCCTGAATACCGCAATACACAAGGGGGAGTAACTACAGATGACAAGGCAATGGCCCGCATCGTGCGAAAGGCAGGAAAAGGTGCAAAGGAGGCGAAACTGGTTCAGGAGGTCCGTTCCTTCAGGAAGCTCATGTCCTCATACCTCGAGGTCGAACTCGATGCCGACAATAGACTCCGATGTAGTTGGAACCTCCGCGGAACCTGGACCGGCCGACTATCATCCTCCCAAACCCTCAGAGGTACGGGGATGAACTTGCAGAACCTACACCCTCAGTTCAAGGGGTTTATAGTAGCAGGATAGGTGTACTATGGAAAGTCTGTCTAAAGTAACAGAAGAGTTTGTTAAGATGAATGGAGAGGCTATTGTAGGGGAATTCTTTCGAGCTAGAAAGAAATTCGCCCCTATGCGCGGCGCTCACGAAGGATATGCCGTCCTTCTTGAGGAAGTCGACGAAATGTGGGATGCAGTGAAGAAGAACGACATAGAACATGCCAAGCGCGAGGCGCTACAGGTTGCCGCTATGGCGCTTGCCTTCATACTGGAGGTATAACATGGCCAAGCACCAATACCTACTCACAATCAAGATAGTCCTCGACAGCAAAGTTACAAAGAAGGCAGTGAAGGCCTGGCTGCTGTCCTACCTCCCTCGAGCCCCTAACGTCATAGGCTACCACGCCTTAGTAAGAGACGTCAAAATAACCCGCGTAGACATGGAGTAACACTATGCTTCTGGCATCTAAAGACATACAACGCGCCTTGCAGACGATGAACTTCTACTCTGGCCCAATCGATGGCGATCTCGGCACCAATAGCTGGCTAGGCATCGAGAAGGTAGTCTCCACAAGGATAGCTCATGGAGAGAAGTGGCCAACCAAGCGCCGCTTGACTGCAGTCGAACAGCTCATAATGCGTGACGCAGGTATCGATGTCGGAGATGTAGATGGCCTCATTGGTCCTCAGACACAATATGCTCTTGAGCAGTGGCAAAATAAGCTACGCGATATTCCATCCATCCGCCCTACCACCGATCCTCAAGTCGCTACTGATCCTATAAAGAAGTGGCCCTACCAATCAGAGTGCCCTAACTTCTACGGCAGCACGGGTGCGAACCAGACACGCCTTGTACCTCCATACCAATTCTACCTATACGATAGCCGTCAGAAGGTATCCAGCATATCTCTCCATACCAAGGTTGCTTCATCTGTCGAGCGTGTGTTGAAGAAGGTCCTTGTAGAGTATGGCGAGGAGGAAATAAACATCCTACATCTCAATCGCTACTTTGGATCACTGAACGTCAGGAAGATGCGCGGAGGCTCTGCATGGTCTATGCACTCCTGGGGTATAGCTATTGACTTCGATGCTAACCGAAATCAGCTCCGCTGGGGAAGTGACCGCGCTGCTTTTGCCAAGTCAGACTATAACAAGTGGTGGGCTGCTTGGGAAGCTGAAGGATGGGTGTCATTAGGAAGAGAGAGGAACTATGACTATATGCATGTTCAGGCTGCTAGGATATAGTGTCTATGAGAAGTAATTTCTTCATGGAGTTCGATCTCTCTGGCGCAGAGTGGGTAGTCGTAGCCTATCTCTCCAATGATCCTGCCATGATAGGCGTTGTAGAGAGCGGCAAGTCTCCTCACGTTGTCACTGGCTCTTTGATAAGCGGTGCACCGGAGAAATTCGTTCTGGAGGAGCACAAAGCAGTAGGTATGAACACCGATCCTGATGTCATACAAGCTCTACGTGCTCCTCTGACTATCCCCGAAGGCATCTTTCTCCCACGCTCTATGTCTATCAGACAGGCAGGCAAGAAGTCGAACCACGGGCTAAACTATGGCATGAGGTACAAGCGCTTCGCACTCGACAACGAGATTGTAGAGACCGAAGCGCGTATGATGGTGGAGCTATACAGCACCGTCGCCTATCCTGGAATATCTGACTACTGGGAAGGCATACGTCGGGAGCTTAAGGAGAACGATAGGACACTTACCAACTGCTTCGGTCGCAAAGTTCGTCTCCTAGATGAGTGGGGGCCAGAGTTGTGGAATGCCGCCTATTCCTTCAAGCCTCAGTCCACTGTAGTTGACTGCGTCACAGACGCAATGGAGTTTGTATACTACGACGACAGCCCCGAGTTCGCTCCTGTGATACTAGGCGCGCAGGTGCATGACTCTATTATGATGGAATATCCTGAGAGCACGCCTACAGAGTGGATTGGAGTAGTCGCTCTGCGAACGTGTGAGTATATGCGTCCGCCACTTAGGTACAGCGACAAGGACTTTAAGCTGCATTGTGATCTAAAGGTTGGCTACTCCTGGGGAGATATGCATACTGTCCCATGGGAGCCAGACCCTATATGTATGGGTGGAGCTATTAGGCAAGCCCTGTCCCTCGTCGCTGCTTCGCAGATGCCCCCCGAGGCTGGCTCTTCCGAAGAGGGTTCTTCTGAAGAACATCAATATTCTCCAGACTCTCAACCTCCGGAGGAGAAGGCATCTTCCCCATAAAGTCTAGCCGCCTACTACCTGCCTGATTATGCTGCGCTCGCTGACCCTCAAGTGTATCATGCCTGCTTCTCAGCTTCTCATTCACACCCTTGAGGTCATAACCTCTCTTAGGCAGCTTAGGGGGATGTACTCTTATTGGCATTTTCAGCCCTCACCTTCCTCACTTCGTTGATAAACAACTCGTATCCCTCTTTCACTGCTGCCGCTGCATCTCTAGTCATATCTCCTTCAAGCACTGCATCATCTGTGACGAGTCGCATCAGCCTAAATCCCGCCGCGGCTTTCACAGCATCAGTGGCATCCTTATCTAGCACTCTACGAAGCAGACGTGCGTTAGCTGGCTTGGATATGGCTCGAGATATTCCATATGCTCCACCATAGATCATAAGACCGCCAACTACACCCCCACTTATTCCAGATGATGCCACTCCTGCGCCAGCTCCAGACGAGAATGCCATTGTAGGAACAAGAGCTTTCGTAACTGCGCTAAGTCCTCCTATCGTTCCGCGCCTGGCGATGAACGTAGATACATCTGGTATATCTACCCCCTCTATCGCCTTAGCTATATCATCTAGCCTATGTACCTCCTTCATAGTAAGCCCACCAGATGCTTCCAGCATCGCCTTTGTCTGCAGATATCTTCCTGACTGCGGATTGTCTAGTCCCATTGTGGCTGCAAACTTTCCAGGATTAAGAACTAGGTTACCTCCTTCTCCGCGAGTGAATGCACCTCTTACCCTCTCATTCAGCACAGATGCTGTCAATTCCTTGAATGTCTGCGGATTGAGTATGCGCGACAAGTCCTTAACCATAGCAGGATCGTTGCTGCGAAGAACGAAGCCTATTGTATCTGCTATCTCTCCTCTAGACCCTGCAAACCTCGCAGCCCTTATACCCTCTGCAGGCTTTAGCCCTATCTTCTTAGCAATCGCATTACTGAACAACTCATCTACAGTCTTTCCCCATTCTGCAGTCAGCACTGTAAGCTCATCCCCTATCGCCTTTGCATTAGGCCCTTTGAGGTTAGTCAGCATATCCGCCTGCACACCACGGCGGAGACCATCTAGCATATTAACAGCCTCTACATCTCCCTTCTTTGCGAAGTGCGCAATCTTGCTGTCAATAGCGGACAGTATATTATCTGCCTGCTTTATAGACTGATCTGCTGCCTCACCACTCTTAGATACCAATGGAGATAGGGAATTAGCCAAGAACTTCTGCAACTCGTCTACACGACCTGGTAGCTTCACTCCCTTCTGTCCTGGCGCAGCCTTCGGCGTTATACGAGCTACGTCCTTAGAGAACCTTGATATAGCCGAAGCGGTGTTGTCAAGTCCAACAGTTACTCCTGGCCTGCTGGCTATATCATCAAACTTCTTTACAAACTGGTCGTTTACCTTGACGACGGTATCCTCTATCTCTGACAATACCTTCGTATGCACATCTGATATGGACCCAATAGGCGCTATGCGTTCTGGCAGCTTCGCATATGCCATCTGAAGCTGCTCAGCAGATCTTGTACCTGCCTTCCTTAGAGGACCAGCTATAAGTGGAAACCTCCCCATTACGTTGACGAATGCCTTGCCGAGACGTCTGCCTCCTGCCTGCACCGGCATGAGAGATATGCCCTCTCTAATAGCATCTTCAGAGAGCTCCCTTGATGCCTTTGTAGGTCTAGTGAACAGTCTAGCTGTGCCTCTACTAACTCCCTTGAACGCCTGTAGTCCACCAGCCGTAGCAAGATCTATAAGTACCTCACCTTCTACCAATGTCTGTAGCTCGTCGTCAGAGAGGCCGTGCTTCTCTCTACTTCCTGGAGGTAGAGTTCCTAAGCTCTCCAGAAACTCCATCGTTCTTTCTCTAGCGACAGAACCACCGATCACTCCAAGCGTGCCACCTAGGATAGCAGCGCCTGCCTTAACAATAGGTGGACCAGGCACCTTTGCGCCAGCCATACCACCTGCAATGCCCATGCTAAACTGCTCTGCCAATCTCCTTCCTGGCGCAGGATCATCCACGTCAGTCCCTGCCATGCGGCTGGTAACCTTATCCCAAAACGTACCTACAATGCTCCTATCACCTCCAGCTCCCTCTGGTGCAGCTGCATCCAGCGGCGCAGAGTCAGACGGCATAGGCTCTCCAGACTGTAATGGCCTAGCCTGAGCAGCATCAGCTACCTGCGTACCGCCAGATGTATCTACCATTTCATCGTCTGGTTTTGTAAGCCTAGCCACCTGCTTAGTTCCTTCCTCTATCAGCCCCTTGCCAGTCTCTATCGCCTCATCAGCCTTCATGCCAGTGGCAAAGAACGACATGAGGTCTGCAGGGAACTGTGCAATCTCTCCTATTGTCGATGTACCGCCTTCGACTTCCTCCGATAGAGCGCCTGCCGCTGCAGCACCTGCACCAGCTTCCCTCAGCTTCGTCGTCCCACCCTTATCTGCATGTGCCCCTGTTAGCCTATTGAAGGTGACCGTCTTGGCATCTGGAAAGTCATTCCTGAGAGTCTCACGAAGCTGCTGTACCACGCCTGGAGGAGCGTCTATCTTAGGCACCTTTCCAGCGGCTATAGCCTCTGCAAGCTGCCCTTCAAAGTCAGGTCCCTTTACTCCCTTTGGGATGGCCTTGTTTACAGCATCCTGAAACTGCTTAAGGGGTGGACCTGCCCATGCTATGTATATCGCCTTACCGTCTGGCGTATTCGGGTCAGGATATACAAAGCCTATCAGCTCTCCTATCTTCTCATCATCTTTGTATAGCTCATAGTAGAACCTATCATTCTTGGTAGCCAAGTTCTTGGTGGTTGAGAACCCTCCGCGGCCGGGGATTAGGCCTTTTGGTATTCTTCCAGCTGCAGATGCATCGCCAGTGCCAAATGTCGTTCCACCTGCTAATCCAGCTGCAATTGCAGGTATAGAGAATATGTTCTCCCCAGTAGTGGCAGACTTTACAGTACCGCGTTTAAGAGCTACAAATGTGTCAGATAGTACTGTTAACGCATTGTTTTCTGTTGGAGCATCAGCTACATTTCTAAAGATCACTCCATCGTAGTCGTGTATGCGAGCGAATTCTGCTATAGCATCTGTATCCAATGTCTTCTTAGCAATACTTCCAGGCAGCCTAACTTTTATTGAATGCCAAGGAGCACCCTTAGCGTCTATAATCAATGGACTACTAAACTTAGCAAATGCTGGTATCACTGCTGCACTAGTATAATCAGATGGGTTAGCATACATAGATGCAACTTCAGGATCAGTGCTAGCCCAAAATCTACTTCTCTTTCCTTCCGATTTAGGACTTTGTGTCCCCCTAAATACCTTTACAGCCTTACTTCCTCGGCTGAAAAGTCCAGCTTCCTGTACAATCCCCTCGGCGCGAATAGCCTCAGCTACTCCCATACCCGCCAGAGTGCCCATCGCCGCTGCCTCTGCATTGTCGGCAGACGACAGGGCAGCGCCAGCTGCAGCTGCGGCCATGATGGTTCCAGATGGAACGGTATAGAGTATTTCCCCTGTATTAGCAGATCTCACAGTACCCTTACCTAGAGCGAGGTAGGTATCTGCAACTATATTTCCTCCAGTATCTGTAAAGGCATCAACTACATTACGTACAACTAGACCATCATAACCTCTGTTCCTTGCCAGCTCTTTTAAGTCTTCAGTACTGATAATGTTATCTTCAAATTCTACTTGATGCCACGAGCTACCCTTAGCATTGACTATTAGCGGATTTTTGAACTCGATATCAGCTGGAATTATTGCAGGACCTGTAGGATAGCGCCACTGCGTTGGGTCTGCATATGAGTTGGCCACCTTAGGATCACTGCTGGCCCAAAATCCAGTGGTACGCTTTCTATAATTCTCTATATCATCTAAATTGCGTCCGTGAGCTGTACCTCTGAACACCCTAGCATTTAGTCTAGGGTTGGAATACGAACTACCGCTTCCAACGCCCTCCTCCGCTACCTCTCCAACTGCCTTCTTCGCCCCCTTAGCCACAAATCCCGCTGGCTCAGCAAGCGGTAGGTCAGATAGGCGCGGAACTCTCTGTGTACCTGCTGCCATCACCGCCTACCCTTTATACCCTGCTCTCCAGTTGGTCCCCAGAAGTATGGAGTGTCAGCATCCAATGCGTCGTATTGCTCTGTAGTAGTGATAATAGGCAGCCGCAGACCATCCTTATTTATAACAGGTATTCCCTGCTCCTCCCCTACTACGGTGTACTCTCTGCCTGCTGGCCCTACTAGCACTTTGTCGCCTAACTTCGGAAGCTTACTCTTATCGAGACGACCAGGCAGATCAACCACTGTTCCATTCCTAGCCTCCTTCTGGACCTTCTTAACAAAATCCTCATCGAAGAGTGGCTGCTCTCTGAGGCTAGCAGCCTGCTGAAAGAATGATCTCTTGCCCTCAGGCCGAAGCGATCCATATGTATCTAGGTAATGCTCCTTTAGTGCGTGTAGCTCTTTTGTTCTGGAGTTTCCTGCCTTCATCATATCCAAAATAAGCTCATTACCACCTCGCGTCCTAGAGAGATTGGGTATGGATGATCTGATGAAGTTCAGTGACATATTTGTCATCTTAGATAGCTTATCAGCTAGGTCAAGCCCAAGCCTCTGAGATGCTCCTTCCATTAACTCACCCGAAGCAGGATCGCCAAGGCCCATAGCCTTGAACTCCTTACTCTCTGGGTTGATCCCAACAAACTCAGCGATACGGCTTAAAGAGAGTCGCGCTCCAGAGAACGCTCCCGGCGCGAACCTTCCTCCCTCCAGTGCCGTCTCAAACGCTCTTATACTAACATCAGCCTTCCTCGCACCATCAGCATCATCGTCTATACTCTTCGCTATATCAAAGTCCCTCGTCGCCAGCAGCTCCGCTTCCTTCTTCTGTGTTAGGAAGTTAATCTCTGTTGTAGGCTTGCCCTCAATGTCACGGGCCATTTGCAGCGTGGCCTTCATGCCATCAAGGTCTCCAGTCGCACCCAAAGCTTGCGCCTTGCTTCGGAGATCACGAACTTGGTCTTCTTTGCTCATAGTCGGCTGTGCAGCTCCAACCGGCGCAGCCGGCGCGGTTGCAGGAGCCTCAATATCGCCTCCCATGGGGGATGCTGTAGGAGTCTGCAGTGCACCTGCTTGAGGTGCTCCCTCCTGAGGCGCTGCCCCTCTATCTCCAAGTATATCAGCCCTACTACCCTGCTGCACCAAACCCTGCACAAGCTTAGGTATATCCCCTGGAGATACCTTACCCTTTAGTAGGTTGTCCACAACTCCTCGGATCATGCCTGGCTCTGCCTTTGGTAGCGCTGTAACAAGCGCCTCTGATAGGGCATTAGCCTGGTCTATAGGCATCTTCAGAAGTACGTTCTTAAGCCCTTTGTATCGCTCACTCTTGGGATCATATCCCAGAGATGTTATCGTCTCATCAAGCAGGAACGATCTAGCCTCAGGATGCAAGTTGGGATCAGAAAGTACCTGCCTCAGCCTGTTGGTGACAGTTAGATCTAAGTTTTTCTCCTGCACTTCTAGGCGGCGCTTCGCAATGGCCTGCTGCCCTTGCCTATACGTTGCAAGGGCATCATCGGCCTCCTTCTTCCTTTCCAGCTGAAGCTGATCCTGCTGTAGCGACAGGCCCTTCTTGATACCACTAGAAAAGCCTCCAAACAGACCGCCTTCTGCCATCATAGCACCCTATAGTCGACTGTCAGGAAGCCATCCTTCTCTGCAACTGCATCAGGTCGAATGACGGCAACTTCCTCTGCCATAAATCCTAGACGAGGCACACTGTCGCCTTTTAGGTTGTACTTGTATATGCCTAGACCATGGTACGTATCGCCTACCTTGACTATGTTCTCCTTCAGAGCACTGTCAGAGAACAGTGCACCAGCAGCAGTTCCACTTGTGGGTGCGAATAGCGCAGTACCTGCTAGATCGCCTATGCCGCTATAGAATTTCTGCATCAGCTGTTCCTGCGCAATAGACCCCGACGTTCGTAGCTGCCTATCAAACTGATACCCTTGCTGTGCCTGTCCATACCCTGCTGCACCTTGACCAAAGGCGCCTGCAAGGCCTAACTGCTGTCCCAACGTAGCATTGCTGAACGATCCTGCAGCTCCGCCACTAGACAGCTCACTGCCCTGCCGCGCCAGCGCCAGCTGCTCAGCCAGCGTGAGCTGCCCCGTTCTTGCACCATATCGTAGCCCCTCTGACGACTGGAAGAACTGATCCAGCGTCTCTATGCCAGGCGTGCTTGTCTCATAGCCAGGCCCGAACTGCCTTTCTAGCCGCTCTCGTAGCGTCTGCTCCTGCTGCTCTATGTTCCTCTCAAGGACAGGATCGACTGGAAGGTCACCCTTCAAGGCGGCTAGCGACCTCTCTTCCTCAAGCTTGAGTATCTCTGATCGGCGCTCACGGGACTCAGGGTCGGTCTCAGTTACACCTGTGACATTCCCCTGCTCATCGAACGAGAACTCAAAGCCATACTGCTGACCGAGGATAGGTAGCAGAGCTTGCTGCAACTGACGCTGCTGCTGTAAGATGCTAGTCTGCTCCGACAACAGCGCAGCCTGCTGCTCTTGCAGAGCCTTCTCTTGACTGCTTGGGGGAGGAACATCTACATCAGGCGCCATGGGCTGCCTCCTGTGATCCATCTAGTCGTCGTGTATAGAACATCACGTTTCCATTACCTGCATATGGAGTGACATCCTTGTAATATCTCTCAACTATCTTCCCTAGAAGCGACCCCTGCTCAACTGGTAGGATGTATGTCCTAACTCCTATATTCCTCATAGCGGTATCATAAGCCTCCATCAGCCTAAGCGCTGTAAATACGCGCCGCTGAGAGCTGTCTATAGCAAGAGGCCCTGCAATAATCATCTTGTTTTGGATAGTAGTACCTACTACTCCAACTACATCACCCTCGTTGATAGCAAGAATAGTTGGAAACTTCAAAGTATGGTTTAGCACAACACTTTCTCTGCGAATAAGGACGCGGGCGCGCTGATAGTCCCCTGGATTTTGTGCTATGCGTAGATCCGTCATCTGGCTGGACTTAGGAGTGATGGTGTCTCTGTACGATGTCGTATGACTGCTATATCACTACTGATAGTAGATAGTGTTTCACCAGTCTTTCGATTTATGCGGTTCTGCTCTTTAATTACATCCTCCATATTTGTCAGCCTCCACTCATGGTTGTCAATAGTATTGCGAAGAGCATAGTACCCAGCTACTCCCGAGGATAGGACGCTGACGACTATGAATATATGCCCTATATTTATGGTTGAGTCGATTTGCATTCTGTAGACTCCCAGCCTTGACATCTGCATAGATAGTGCAGATCATTGTACTGAAGTCGATCTCGCAGATGGCGAGGAAGCTTCAGAATTGCGTTTAGCTCATCTTGCGTAAGCACCTGCCTTTGGTATACGGCGCAGAACGTATCTGGTGGAGGAGTTGCAGCCTGATCTGCTACACTTCCAAAACATACAATGAAGCAGAACACCCCATTACTCATTGAGCATCCTATTCCATAGCATTTCCGCTTCAGCATCATCGTGCATAGCAAGCATATTACGTAGTCGCTGGCCCTCTGTAGTAGCGTCTAGCACCTCCAGGGCAGCCTTTGCAACTGCAGTGTCCTCTCCTGCCTTCATCAGGTCTCTATCCTTAAGCCAACTCATGCCAGTGAGTATTAGCTTCAAGATTGTGACTATGATAGATGCCCAACTCATAGTTTGGCCTTATATCATGGTCAGCCATATGACGCAAGGTTGTTGCTATACTGCTTTGCTCTTCACATCATGCTCACTCTTACCATTAGGAGAAGAATGCGCTTCATTCTCCTTCATATCATCCACCGCTTCACAGAAGCGACCATATATAAGGACACCATCTGGAGACAAGCGGTTAACTGCCATATCCTTGACCACCTCCATAATTAGTTTCATCTCATCCTTAGGAATATTCAGCGTTGTGTAGCTGCTCATAGCATCGTATATCTGCGTACTTATACGAAATTGACGAAGAAGACGATCTTCATCTCCCTTACCAGCTACATTGTCTAGCGACTTGATAGCAATGGAGCCTATTGTTAGTAGCTGATCCTTGTCAAACCCATGTATAGGATTTCCATTGCGGTCGTTGATAGTTATATTTGGATCAAAGCGCATTGTTATGCTCCTAAGCTATTGTGCCAAGTTGTAGATATCTCACTCCAACGCCATCAATAGTACATTTGATGAAGTGCGTCGGAGTCAGCGTCTTAGCCCCCACTGCCTCGATAGCGTTGCCTACTCCAATGGTAGAGACAAACTCGATCATATCTTCTGATACATCATTCTGTGCGAGGGTAAGCACGGGGACGGCAGCGGCACCTGCCACCTGTGCTACTATACCTCCGCTAGAGGGAATGCGCAGCGCCTCAACCGGGGTAGATGCTCCATCAGGTGTGGTCGAAAACACAATCCTACCCGGCATATCATTGGTCCCTGGCGTACCATCCACTTGAACTATGATATTGGCCGCTGCGATGAACCCCGTGCCATCGGAGCCATAGAAGTAGATGTTGCCCAAGATGTCACTGTTGGCAACGACAGTATGACTGCCCACTGTCGTATTGCGGGACTTGGCCATAGCCAACCCGGTGCCGAACTGATCATTGGAGAACAGCGCCTGGATTTGTCCCCAATCGCTGGGATCGGTGGCCGCCATCTGGAGCAGAGATGCTTCACCTTCTATAGTGAACTGCGTGGCGGAGTTTACCAGCACCACGCCACTCGTCGTGAGGCTCGTGAACGTCCCTGCCTCTGCATTGGCCGCACCTATGGGGACCCCATCCATGCTGCCGCCGTTGATGTCACATGTCGTCACCTCGCCAAGATCGGTCCAGGTAGCACCAGCAGCGAGGGAGATGCCTCCTGCACCTCCAATCACCATGCGAACTGTATCGTCGGAATATAGACTGAAGTCGTCGGCCCCGACCGTACCCATCAGGAAGCTGCCGCCGACTGCCTCCAAGAACGTCGCAGTCGATCCATACGAACAAATAAAGTTGCATTGCACCGGCGTTCCAGTCCCGGAGCTTATAGCCAGTCTTGCGTCACCGCCGATATTTGGATTGGAGATTGTGAGGGCGTGGGAGGCAGCGATGTCTTGAGCGGCCGTCAGGCTTGTCGCCGTGACGGTTCCAGAAGCTGTCAGATCTGAGGTCAACACCCCGGAAGAATTAAACTGAAGCCGGATAGCCCCAGAGCCGTCGGCGAGGATCACGTTGTTAGCCAGCGATGCCGACAACCCTGTGACGTTGGCCCCGATTATGGTGTTGTTGGACCCCGTTGTGATCCCTTGGCCGGTATCGTTTCCGATCGCGGTGTTACCACTGCCGGTGGTGACGCTGTTGCCTGCGTTGCTTCCCACAAGCACGTTGTCAGAGCCGCTTGTCAGGGCATAGCCGGCACGATAGCCGATCAGAACGTCGTCTTGAGCCGTGGTGATGCCGGTCTGGCTGGCGACGTTCGTGCCGATGGCAACAAAGCGCGTCGGTGCCGAGCCGTTGAACATAACGCCGGCGCCGATAGCGACCGAATCAACGGCACCTTCACACTGCCACATGGTGGCATGGCCGATAGCGATGTTGTTGCTCTGGGTCGTAATCTCGGTGAGCGTATCCGATCCGATGCCGACGTTCTGGCCGCCCGTCGTCAGCGCCAGCAGCGACCGATAGCCCAGGGCGAAGTTGAAGCTGCCGGTCGTGATTGCCGAGCCGGACAAATAGCCGAGGGCGGTGTTTTTCTGACCAGTTGTCAGTGCATCAAGGGCGTTCTGCCCGACCCCGAGATTCTCTGTGCCGGTAAGCGTGAAATTCCCCGAGAAGGCTCCCACGAACAGGTTGTGGAGTCCGTAGGCGTAAATGAAGCGATTGCCGCCTTGTTCGATCACGCCCACGTCTGCGCTAGTGGTCGCTGCAATATTCAGATTAGCGCCGAGGGCCAGATCACCCCCCGCCAGTGTCAGCAGGTTTTCGGAATGGGTGAGGGTTAGGTCTCCAGCGAAGTCAAGTACAGCGCCAGACTGCAAAAAGTCGATACCTGAGTCCGTGATGTCAAGAATGTTCGTCCCATCGACATTGAACCGATACCTGCCCTTGTCCGATGTGGCACTCACTACATCAGTCTGGAACAGCACGTAGTCCAGCGTCTGTGCGCCCGTGTCGTAGACGGCCTGGATGTGCAGCTCTTCAGTGTCTGCTACACCTATGCGAAGCTGCGGATTGCCGTCATTAACCGTATCATACAGAACTATGTCAGACGCTAGGATAATTCCACCAGGCACATTTATAGAACCTGTAGATGGGTCTATAGTCAGAACTGTATCAGTACTAAGATCTGGTATACCAGTTGTAGTAGCAAGCTTTAGCTTGTCACTGTCAGACTGATCTAATGCCCAATACCACGACCTATTAGGATTGAGAAGTTGTATAACAGCATCACCAGCGCCCTCTTGCTCTACTGTAAACAGAGCTCCTTCTGTATCTTCTTCAGCACTGTTGTCGAATACACGCATAGGAGATGGAACATTAGTCGTCTCCAGTTTATCAGCATTTAGCTGCAGAGCGTTAGCAATATGTACTAGGTGATCCTGATTGTATATGGCTGCAGTTAGGATAGTGCCAGGGGCGCGAGTTGTGTGACTGACGATAATAGACATCAACCCCTCCTGATGATTAGCTGAGCGTAAATCTCAGTTCCGAAGTTACCTGCAGGCCCAAATCCATCAGTGGATCTAGTAACAGTACATATATTCTCTACTCTTATGGCAGTAGCGTCAGCTAGAGTAAACTTCGCCACTCCGTGTGATACATTTCCAGCGGTGTCCTGGCCTGATGTGGTTGTGTCTACCACCATTCCCAGACCCAGTACAGCCGTATTAGTAACATCAAATAGCCTACTCTGATGCCTGCTGACATTGGAGGCAGGGCACCACCACTCTGCTTCATACGATCCCGCAGGGAGAGTAACTTGGTTAGAACTTAATGTAAAGGCAGCATCCCTGTCATATACCTCGGTATTTAAGGTCCTAATCTGCCATGCCCCAGATGTGAATGTTCCTCCAGCGGTATTTTGAGCCTTCTGATCTTGATATATAGCAAGTAGAGCTCCTGCACCTACGCTATCAGTAATGCCACCTATGACGTTCTCATTACCAGTGGCATCTTTGTATGCCAGCATTGTGCGGCTTGACACGTCCTTGGCATACAACCGAGCTACATTGGCTCCAGGCGTAGCGGGCGCAGATATCTCTGTTAGGTCAAAGTGCCCATCCTCATCGATTAGGATACTATCACCAACCTGAACATTCAATAGGAACTTGGACAGAATGTTAGTCAGCTCATAGGCCAGTACTTCATCTATATATTCCCTCCATGTAGCAACGCCATTGGCAGCATCCCCAACAATACGCTCGCTATACTTATCCCCAACGCCTGAGCCAGACCGAACAGACCTTATCTCTCTCTCAGCTGTGTCATTCTCAGTACGGTTAAGAATAAGGTTTACAACTGTAGATAGGATGGCCTGAGTTATAGTAAATATGTTAGAGCTATCTGTCTGCGCCCCCACGCCTACATCTTCATACCACTGATCTGCTCCGAGGAAGCGCTTTATGACGAAGCGTAGCATCTGTAGCTCTTCTGCCAAATTGGCAGCGAGGTTCTCAGAGCCAATACCGCCTGGGTCTGTAGTGCCTTGAAACTCACCAACGCTATCCGATAGCGCTCCAGTCATTGTAGGGTTCTGATTAGTAATATGATTTATGTGGTCGGCATTATAGATAGCAGCCGTCAGGATAGTTCCTGTAGCTCTAGTAGTATGCGTATATAGGCCAGCGCTCACGTAATACCGCCTCCATCGGTGCGAACAGCGAGGACATGGAGAGCCTTTCGGGTGCGGAGCATCTTCACTCCCTTATTGCCTTGGGCCTCCTCAATATCAAGATCAGCATTATGTAACTCATTAAGGGCATCTGAGTCCAGAGATGACTGCATACACCTCCTACATCCATTAGTCACATGACAGGAGCCGTCGTCGAATTCTATTTTCATCTCAGCATAGTTGCTATTACGCCGGAACTGGCGAATACGCTCCTCTATCCAAGTCTTAGTAGACTTGTCAAAGCGTCTGCCTTGTGTCAAGTCCTTTATGCTGCCTATCTCTGAGCCACAGAGTTTGCAGAACATAGACTCGATCTGGCCGAAGTCGTTGAATACAACGTACTGTGGACGCTTTATAGTCATGACGCCTCTCTTATCCTCTCATCCATGACGCCGAAAGATAGGAAGAACTCTGCTACCGATACGTCCTGTCCTTCACCGTTGTTGTAGCCTATTAGGCGTACTCTACGTCCACTACCTGTGACTCTCTGTCGCTGAGATGCAATTGCCTCACTGCCAAGGACATCAGTATCTAGCGTAAAGGAGCCAAGAGGTGACCCTGCACCGCCCATGTTAAACTGAAGCACATCTGTCAATATGTCATCCCAGTATAGCTCCACAGTCAAGTCCCAGTCGCCGCGAGGCTCAGTGGCTATCTCTAGAAACTGTCCAGACTTCATCCTAGTAGCCAGACCAGGATCGGCGAACTGTAGATCACTATTAGCAGTTTCGAAGCGCATCTGATATGCGTCGCCATCTTTGTTGCGAGCTTCAGTATCTAGGTTCCACACAAAGCCTTCGTTATCGCCTATAGATGGTCGTGGCACAAGGTCTTCAGATGATGGTCGTAGCCATATAGATGGCGACTTATCTCGGCGTGACATGAAGAAGCGTAGGCCAGACTGCTGTTGCTCAAATCCTAGAACTACACGAAGATCATTATCCACATTACCTAGAGTAGTTATGCAGAACCATGCCTGACGTTTAGATGCATACCATGTGCCTACAGCGCGCTTTAGTAGGAGGCGGTTCACATTGTCTTGCATAAATGGCTCTATATCCGAGCCACGACTGATGTTGGAAGTGCTCATGTCGCCAAATTCTTGGGTGGCAGACAGGGCATGTATGTTCCCAGCATAGTCCATATATAGTACATCGTTATCTATCTGGACTATGACATGCTGATTTAGGGAGCCTACAGCGCGGGTTATGCGAGATACTGTCCAATTAGCTGGGCTTGGGTCTGTAGTGTTAACTACGTATATGCCAGAAGGGTACTTCCAAAGTACTAGCGCTCCACGGAAGGATATGCCACCTACTAGGCCTTCTCCCTCTCCGGGATATATGGATAGAGTTCCTCCATCGAGATAGTCCTCATGATCGCCAACTGATGTGAAGTATATACGATGTGGGTCAGATGCATTGCCTCCTCCCCACATGCGAGATGCATGTAGGACGCCGAATGTTGGAAATGCTCCGCCATCCCAGTCTACAGGAGGGTCGCTTATAGCGGCCATAGTATCGGCAGTACCAGCTACTATACCTACCTGATTAGATGCTGAGAATAGGAATAGCTTGCGAGGTTCTGCTACAGCTTCTCCACCTGCAGTGACGAATAGAGGAGGGGGATCGCGGTCTGCTATTAGGCCACTATCAAGCGTTGTACCAAACGTCCCAGCGCCTGTATCCTTCAGTACATCGCCATCGCTTGTAACTATGACATCGTGAGTAACTCCAGCGGCGGGACTCCAGTTGATGCCAGATATGATTGTTGGATCGCCAGATATGGCAGATGCATTGAACTTCTCCGCGCCACCCTCCTTTCGGAGAATGCCACCATATAGCTCAACGCCATCGACAAATGTGAGATGTCCCGGCCCAGCTTGGGAGGGATTACGAGTGCCCGTAAAGCCCTGTGCTCCCACAGGAAGCTTGACTGTAAACCCTCTGTAGGCCATAGATCATCCTATTACGAGGCCACTCTCTGTAGTAAGCCTCCTAGATACAGTCTGGCGAGGATATACACGACCCGCATCCTTGTCAATCTTCGCAAGACGGCGGCGGTTCTCCTTGAGCATTCCAGCTAGGCCGGTGCGAGCTAGAAGAGCAACGGAGTTGGATCGGTCGTCGTTCTTGTCCATCATGACAAGTGTTGTGGCCATATCTGAGAGTATATGCCGCCACTGTTTGGGGACGAGAGGGAAGTCGCTATCGCTGTCTGTAAGAGCTGTAAGGACGGGACGATAGCGATATTCTACGCGCATAGTAGTGCCATCTTTCAGCCCTCCATGGCTGAAGCGCACTGTCTGCTCATTCTCAAGAGAGAATGCCTCTGGAGGTCCTGCAGAGAGCCGACCCAGAGGATATAAAAAATCCATCCTTTCTGGTGCAACTCCATTTATCTGTGCCCTATGCCTAAAGCCTATCATTGGGCCAATAAGGACACTGACACTGGCAGATAGGGAGTACATAGTCTTCATCAGCTGGTACGTAGCAGCGGAGTTATCATCGCCTGTCCAAGCTGCATCCAGCGTTGCAGCAGCTACACCAGCAGTGTGAGTCGCTATGGTGAATATATCAGGATGGCCAGGAACCTTCAGTTTCCAGCCAACCTTGCTATCCGCGGGAGCCGAAGAAAAGGTGATGGAAGCGCTACCCGAAGTCAGGTCCAAGGTTCCTGTTGTATGTACGGGATTGAGTAGGATCACCCCACTCTCGCGCAACCACCACCAGTCTTCGACATACTCGGGGAGGAACTCCGAGGCGCCGGATGCTAGTGTCTCATAGACTCGATTGAGATAGTCAATGGCTTTTGCCTCCCATCCTGAAGTGGTGAGAGGTTCGCCTGATCTGAATAGGACATCTTCTTTGAGATCGCGGGTGGAGAGTAGGGGCATCCTACGCTCCTATGATGACTACAGCGACGTCAAGGGCAGCATCCGCACCCGACTTCGAGGGGCGAATATACAGAGGATGTTGGAGGATATCTTTTAGGCCGTCATCAGAAAATATCAAATCATCTGCAGTGGGGTCAAGAGGATCAGTCTGGAGAGAGTCAGTTAGGGTAAACCAGGTAACTCCGTCGTTTGAGCCCTGGATAGTAATTTCGCCTGTTGTTCCCCACTCACCAGTAACCTGCACTGACTTAACAGTATACCTCCCCGGCTGGAATGATAGACCAGCCGCGT